GATGCCCGTGACGGATGACTACGGTCAGCCCATTAGAAAGAGCATGGCGGAAGCGGGACTGTATGACCACGGTATGTATCCGTACATACTGGATCCGCTGTATCCCATTGAGGGCAGCCCCTGCGGCTACGGCTATGTGGATGTGTGCAAAAATCCCCAGACGGAGATTGATCTGATGAAGACCGGCTTCGTGAAGAATGCCATGGTGGGCGCTATCCCCAGGTTTTTCAGCCAGCAGGATGGCAATGTGAATGAAAACGAGCTGCTGGATCTGAGCCGGCCCATCGTCCATGTGAACGGGCGGGTGGATGAAGCCAGTCTGCGGCAGATCAATTTTAATCAGCTGCCGGGTGTGTATGTAAACATGATGGACAGAACCATCCAGGAGCTCCGGGAGACCACGGGCAACACGGAGACCTCCACCGGTACGGCAAGCGGTGTTACCGCCGCCAGCGCCATCGCCGCTCTGCAGGAGGCCAGCGGCAAGGGCAGCCGGGATGCTACCCAGGCCAGCTACCGGGCTTACACCAAGATCGTGACCATGGTGATCGAACTGGTGCGGCAGTTTTACGACATGCCCCGGAAGTTCCGGATCCTGGGGGAAATGGGGCAGGAGCAGTTTGTTACCTACACCAATCAGGCGCTGAAGCCGCAGCCTCAGGGAAATGCCTTTGGCATGGATATGGGCATGCGGCGGCCGGAATTTGACATCAAGGTAAGCGCTCAGAAGAAGAATGTGTATACCAAGGTGAGCCAGAATGAGCTGGCGCTGCAGTTCTTCAAGATGGGATTCTTTAACCCGCAGCTTTGCGATCAGGCCATGATGTGCCTGGAGATGATGGATTTTGATGGCAAGGACAGCGTGATGCAGAAGGTGCAGAAGCTGGGCGGCATGATGCAGCTGCTGCAGACGGCACTTCCGCTTGCTATGATGGCGGCCATGCAGCAGAATCCCATGCTGGCGCAGCAGCTGATGATGCAGGCGCAGCAGATGGGGATCCCGGTGGGAATGCCCGGTATGGCTCCCGGAATGGCTCCAGCAAAGGGCGTCGAAGGGAATGTGTCGCTCCCGGAGAGTGACAATATTGCAGGGCTGAAAAAAAAGGAGCACGGCATCGTGCGCAATGCCAGACAGAAGGCCCTGGATTCCAGCCAGCCCGAAACCGGTAAGGTCATCAGGAAAGAGGAGGAGCGGAAGGGATGATCGAAGTTACCTACTGGAAGGATAGGCACCGGGTAAGAATCACCGGTCACGCGCACTCCGGGGAGGAAGGAAAGGATCTGGTATGCGCCGGGGCATCCACCCTGGCGGTGACGCTGGGGGCAAATGTCCGTTTCCTGAATGAGAAGGGCTATGCCAGGGATATCATCGTGGAGCTGGAGAAGGGAGATGCTCTGATCCAGTGCAGTCCCCTGCGGAAATACAGCCAGAGTGTGGGACAGATCTTCCGCAGTGTTTGCGTGGGATTTGAGATGCTGGCGGCGCAGTATCCGGAGTATATTTCCTATGAAGTCCGGGGATAGAGAAACGCGTTTTGGATTTGGTAAGATATCTCCAGAACATGGGACTCGCCGCCCCTGTACCAAGCGGCAGATTAAATGTTCGGAGGCATAATGATGCAAAATGATGTATGGTTCCTGCTTCAGCTCTTTGGCGGTGAGGGTGCCGGTGGCTCCGGCGGCTCTGCCGGCGGTGAGGGAGGCGGAACCGATTCGGGCGAAAACGCTGCCGCCGCCGGGCAGCAGAGACTGCGGGAACTGGGGGTCCCGGAGGATCGGATCAGAAAAAACCGGGCGTACCGGATGGGTCAGCAGCAGACGAGCCGCAAAGCCGGCGGCGAGGAGCAGCAGACCGGTCAGGAGCAGGCCGCCGCTGCAAAGAATGAGGATACCCCCACAGAGGAAGAAGGCAAGACGGCAGCCCAGGCTCCTCAGCGGATGACCTGGGAGCAGATCATGGCAGACCCGGAATACAACAAGGCCATGCAGGCCACCATGCAGCAGCGGCTGAAAGCCAGCAAGGGCAACGAGGAAGCGATGCAGAAGCTTGCTCCCGCCCTGGAGATGCTGATGGCAAAGCACGGTCTGGACCCGGCAAAGCCTGACTATGCCGCCCTGGCAGCCAAGATCATGGATGATGACACTCTTTATGAGGACAAGGCCATTGAACTGAATGTGGACACGGATGTTGCGAAAAAGCTGACCCAGCAGGACATGGAGCTGAAGCGCCTGAAGCGGCAGGAGACCATGACTATGGAGCAGCAGCGCATTCAGCAGCACTTCGCGAAGCTGGAAGAGCAGGGACAGGCCATGAAGCAGCAGTTTCCTGGCTTTGATCTGAGAAAGGAGCTGCAGAATCCCGTATTTTCCCGGATGGTCAGCCCGGACAGCGGACTGACGGTGGAGGATGCTTACTACGCTGTTCATCGCAAGGACATCCAGAATGCCCAGGCTCAGGTGATAGCGAGCGGGGTAGCTAACCAGATGTCCAATGCTATTAAGGCGAACTCCATGCGGCCCAATGAATCCGGCGCAGGAAAGGCCCCCTCTGTGACGCACTTTGATTACAGAAAGGCAAGCAAGGCAGAGCGCAACGATCTGAAAAAGCGCATCCGCTCCGCTGCCGCAAGGGGAGAGAAAATCTATCCCGGCCAGTAAGGCCGAGACTCTCCCCCCAAATACAGTATTTTGAGGAGGAGAAAAAATATGTTTCTGTTTGATTTTATCCAGCTGTTTGCGGATGCCGGTACCCTGGTGAACGCCACCGGCGGCTATGTTAACTCCGGCACCGGTGCCGTGACCAATTTCAGTACCGGCTATACCCTGGCACCTGAGCTGAAGACCTTCTATGATACCGAGCTTCTGGAGAATGCCCGGGTAGAGATGTTTTACGCGCAGTTCGCCAAGAAGCAGCCCCTGCCCGCCAACAACGGTACCACCGTGGAATGGCGCAAGTGGAACACCTTCGCTCCTGCCAGTCAGCTGCAGGAAGGTGTGATCCCCACCGGCCAGAGGTTCGGTGTAAGCACCAAGACCGGCTCCATTAACCAGTACGGTACCTACACCACCGTCTCTGACAAGCTGGAAATGCGGGCTTACGACGATGTGATCCTGGGCGCTACCGAGGAAATGGGCGCTTCCGCAGCTGAGACCCAGGAGAAGCTGATCCGGGACGCTCTGCTGGTGAACACCAATGTTATGTACTGCGATAACATCACCCTGGCTACCGGCGCTGTTGCCGGCACCCCCACTACCCCCGCAACGATGGAAGCCAGTACCACGGTGATGAGCATGATGACCCCTGCCATGGTTGCCAAGGCCGTGACCAAGCTGAAGAAGGACCGGGTGCCCACCATCAACGGCAAGTACTACGCTGTGATCCATCCCAGCGTTGCCGAGGATCTGCGCAAGAGCGATGGCTGGATGGAGGCCCACAAGTACGCAGCCCCCGAGGAGATCTTCAACGGTGAGATCGGTGAGCTCCACGGCTGCCGGTTTATCGAAAATGTGTTTGCTCCCGTGCTGGGCAGCAGCTATGCCAACAAGGCCACCACCGTTACCTATGCCACCTACTTCTTCGGCAAGGACGGCTTCGGCATCATCGACCCCGAGGGCGGCGCTCTGGAGATGATCGTCCACGACAAGAGCGAGATCGGCGGCCCTCTGAACCAGTTCAGCACCATCGGCTACAAGTTTGAGACCAACGGCGCTACCATCCTCTACACCGAGCGTGTGCTGAGAGTGATGAGCTGCTCTTCCTACTCCGCTACCGATGTGGCGAACTGATCCATGCAGTAAAAGGGTGAGGGGGTAACACCTCTCACCCGGAATAAAAAGGAGGATATATGGAAGAAAAGAAACAGGATGCCCTGGTGGAGATCTTTGTCCCCAGAGGCAATGACAAAGACGAGAAGAATCTGCTGATCAGCGTCAACTGCAAGAACTACCTTCTGCCCCGGGGCCAAAAGAGCAAAGTCCCTGCCTATGTGGCTTATGAGTATGAGCGCAGCAAGCAGGCACTGGAAAAGTTCTATGAGACCCAGGACGCACTGGTCAACAACAGCAATGCTCCGCAGTGAGCATCAAGCGGGGAGCGGGATGCTTCCCGCTTTTATGTTAGGAGGATGAAAAAATGACAGTAATCCAGGCGATCAGTCAGGTGGATACCCTGAAATTCAACCAGTACAGCCACGGTGAGAAGATCCGGTGGCTGAATACCGTGGAGAACAGCGTGAAGCGGACAGTGATCGACTGCCACGAAGGCGGGGATGAGATCACCTTCACGGGCTATGACACCAAGGGCGGGGATGACCATACCCAGCTTCTGGTACCGCCCCCCTACGATGTGCTGTACCTTCGGTGGCTGGAGGGTATGATCGATTACCACAACGGTGAAAACGGCGGCTACAATGCCGCTATGGTGCTGTTTAACCGGGCATTTGACGATTACCGGGCATGGTACGGACGGACGCACATGCCCAAGCGGGCATGCGCCAGATTCCTTTTCTGAGGGGGGAAGCGCATGAGAATGCCTATGATCCCGGAGCAGGCCATCAGCAGGGATATGATCGATACCTTCCGGGGGTACAACCACAACCCAAAGATCAATCCCAACGAATTTTACAACATGGAAAATATGACCTCCGACTTCTACCCGCTGCTTGCGCCCAGGAGAAGACGGGGGCTTTGGAAAGAAGTGCCGGGTATTACCGGCATGATCGCAAAGGAAAAACTCTGCTACACCCAGGGCAGTGACTTTGTGATGGGCGATGCGCGGTATGATCTGGGGCTGAACGATCAGCGGAAAGATCTTATCAGCATGGGCGCTTTCGTGATCATCATGCCGGATAAGAAGTACATCAACACGGTGCAGCCGGAGGAGCGGGGTGATATCGAAAACCAGGTGGTGACCCAGGGGGATGTGCAGTTTCAGCTGAGCACCATTGAGGGCGAAATATACGAAGGGGCTACGGTATCGGACACGGCTCCCGGCAGCCCGCAGAACGGCGCTCTGTGGATCGATACCAGCAGCTCCCCTCACAGCCTGAAGAAATACAGTGAGGCTTCCTCCACATGGGTGAGCATTGCCAGCACCTATGTGCGCATCAGCTCCACCGGCATTGGAAGCGGCTTTGAACGGTATGACGGAGTTCAGATCAGCGGCATCGTCAGCGACAAGCTAAAAGATCTGAACGGTACGCTGACCATATGGGACAAGGGGGATGACTACCTGGTGCTGATGGGCATCATCGATGAAGCGGTGACCCAGGAAGCAGCGGAGGGCAGCATCACCATTCAGCGGCGGATGCCGGAAATGGATTTTATCATCGAAAGCGAAAACCGGCTGTGGGGCTGCCGCTACGGTACCAACCGGCACGGCGAGATTGTAAATGAGATCTACTGCTGCAAGCTTGGTGACTTCAAAAACTGGGAGTGCTTTATGGGACTCTCCACAGACAGCTACATGGCAAGCTGCGGCACCACGGGTCCCTTTACCGGGGCGGTGGCACACATGGGATACCCGCTGTTTTTCAAGGAAGACTGCTTCCATAAGGTGTTTGGAAGTATTCCGGCAAACTTCCAGATCCAGACAACGGCCTGCCGGGGTGTGCAGAAGGGCAGCCACAGAAGCATGGCGGTGGTCAACGAGGTGCTGTACTACAAAAGCGGCGCAGCGGTATGCGCCTACGATGGAAGCCTGCCGGCGGAGATCAGCTATTGCCTGGGCAATGAGCGGTATTCCGGTGCTGTAGGCGGCGGTCACGGCAACAAATACTACATCAGCATGGCAGACCTGGACGGGCAGTACCACCTCTTCGTGTGGGACACGGCCAAAAAGCTGTGGCACCGGGAGGATAACTTTCAGGCAGACGGTTTCTGCGCTTTCGGCGGGGATCTGTTCGGCCTGGAGCACGGCACCGGCAGGGTGCTGCAGATGACCCGGGGCGATGGCAGCGGAGAAGAGAAATGCGAAT